CATCCTACATGGCGGGGGGTACCTCGCGGCGTCGGTTGGTACTGGTATAACCGGTCGGGGCGCCCACGTCCTGCTGCTGGATGACTTAGTCCGAGACCAGGAGGCCGCGGATAGCCAGCATCAGCGCGACGCTCTATGGGAGTGGTACATCTCGACGGCGTACACACGCTTAGCACCCGGTGGCGGCGTGCTGGGTATCATGACCTGGTGGGCGGAAGACGACTGGGCCGGCCGTATACAGCAGACTATGGCGAGCGGCGACGGGGACCAGTTCGAGATCGTGAAGTATCCGGCCATAAACGAGATTGGCGACGAGTACATCCTCGCGGACGACACCATCGTCGAGATACCGCCCGGAGCTACTGCGCCCGAGGGCGCGCGTATGACGCGCCCGCACGGTACAGCCATACACCCCGAGCGGTACACGACGGAGTCCATGCTACGTATTAAGCGCAACGCCATAGCCGCGGGCCTGAAGCGTACGTGGGACTCGCTGTACCAGCAGAACCCACTGCCAGACGAAGGTATTTACTTCGCTAAAGACATGTTTCGCTATTACGTGCACCAGCCGGATCGTGTGGGTCGGTTTATTTATCAAGCATGGGACTTTGCTATTACCGAAAAGACTGAAAGTGACTGGACGGTCGGTGCGACAATACTCCAGGATGAATATGACAACATTTATTTGCTAGATGTGATACGCTTTCGCAGCGGCGACGGTAATAGTATAATTGAGAGCATCATCGACTACGCTTTAGAGCACAAAGCGAACCTCCTCGGCTTCGAGGATGGTCAGATTTGGAAGTCCCTGAAGGCGCAGTTTGAGAAGCGGTGCAAAGAGCGGAAGTTTTACCCGTCGTACGAAACTCTAGTACCACTCTCGGACAAGATGGTGCGAGCCAACCCGCTAAAGGGCCGTATGCAGCTCGGTAAGGTGTACTTCCCGAGCGAAGTTCCGTGGTTCTCCACGTTGCAGAAAGAAATGCTGCGGTTCCCCGCCGGGAAGCACGACGATCAGGTGGACGCGCTGTCTTGGGCAATTCGGTTGACGTTGTCGAAGAGTGCGCCTAGGTTGAAGGAGCCCAAGAAGCTAAAATCTTGGCGCGACGCACTAAGTGCTATGATGGGCGGCAAGAGCGGTGGGCATATGTCCGCATAACTGTGATAGGATTATGCTTATGAAGAAATGCGCAAAGTGTTTAGTTCCGAAGATGCCGGATGCGTATTATAAATCTACGCGCGGCCGCGACGGCCTGCAGTCGTGGTGTAAAGGGTGTAGCACCGTGTGGGTGAAGAATAACCCCACGAAAGTGAAGGCGTATGGGGCCGCGTGGGCGCGGGCTAACCGCGAGGTAGTGAGAGCTAATGTCGCTGCGTGGGCAGAGAAAAACCCCGAGAAGCGCGCGGCGAGCGCCGCTAGATTCAGAGCGGCAAACCCCGAGAAACTGAAAGCATACCGTGCGGCGTATTGCGCCGCAAATCCCGAGAAGTTGAAAGCACTAACCGCCGCGCGGTATAAAGCAGGCCCGAAGAAGATGAATGAGGCGAGTAGGGCATGGTATGCGGCTAACTCCGAGCGTGCCAGGGCAGAACGTAAGGTGTATAGAGGTGCGAACATAGAGTTAATAAAAATACGGGAATCGGCGTACCAACGTGCGAATCCAGCGAAAATGAATGCTAAGAACGCAAAGCGGCGCGCCAGAAAAATGCACGCCACGCCGGTGTGGGCGAACGAATTCTACATAAGTGAGATATACGACTTAGCCGCGCGGCGCACGAAGTTGTTTGGTTTTTCGTGGCACGTAGACCACGCCGTGCCGCTACAAGGCAGGAATGTATGCGGTCTACACGTTCATAACAACCTACAGGTTATTACCGGTGTAGAGAATATGCGGAAGCACAACTTATTCAGTGTAGGAGGCTAATTTGCCAGTTAATACAACGCTAGCCAATGAACAATTTACGCGCTTCGTATACATGCGCGACCAGGGCCACCTCAAGTTTCTGGTGAAGGCGGATAAGTGTGAGAACTTCGTCGCGGGGAATCAATGGGCGCGGGAAGATCTCGAAGTGCTACGTGCTCAGAAGCGGCCAGCGCTGACTATAAATAAGATTCTTTCTACACTTTCCACCATCGTGCTCATAGACCCGGACGCGGACCAGTACGACCCAGACGCATGGATGGATGTATTCACCAGCAAATGGATGACACCACAGGACATCACCACGTTGTACTCAGAGGAAGACGCGGAGATACTGAAGAATAGAGAGGGCAGCGCGTTTACCTTTGGCGCCGACAGCCTAGAGCGTAGCCGCGACCGCTTCGGCGGTGTACTTATAACCGCTGGTAATTACGACAACAGAGAACCCCACGGAGTCAACCGCAACATACGCGTGTTGGACCGACAGTACCGCCGCCTAGATAAGCAGCTGCACTTCGTAGATGTCAAGACGGGCGACATGCGCGCCGTCCCAACTTCGTGGGATCGTAATAAGATTGCCTCAGTGATAGAGAAAGCGCAAGGGCAGCTCAGCACAACGAAGAAACTTATCAAGCGCGTGCGCTGGTGTGTGACGGCGGACGACGTAGTACTCCACGATGACTGGAGCCCATACAAACACTTCACTCTGATACCCTACTTCCCGCTGTTTCGCTACGGCGACACTATTGGCATAGTGGAGAACTTACTTGGCAGCCAAGAGCTGCTGAACAAGACTAGCAGCCAGGAGCTGCACGTTATTAACACATCGGCGAACAGCGGCTGGAAAATCAAGACCGGCGCGCTGAAGAACATGAGCATAGAGGAACTGGAGCAGTCCGGCGCCACTACGGGCTTAGTGCTAGAGCTGGACGACGTGAAGGGTGCTGAGAAGATTCTACCCAACGCCACGCCGCAGGGACTCGACCGCGTGTCGTACAAGGCCGAGGAGCACATCAAGACTATTTCCGGCGTGTCGGACAGTCAGCAGGGCTTCGACCGCGAGGACGTGGCAGCGAAGGCTATTCAGTACAAGCAGCAGGCCGGAGCCACAGCACGTAGCAAGATGCTCGACAGCCTCGAGCGTAGTGACTGGCTCTTAGCACGTAACGTGTTGGACCTCGTGCAGGAGTACTATACGGAGGAAAGGCTGGTCTCTGTGCTTCACTCGGACTTGCTGCGTGAGCCAGAGACTATTACTGTGAACCAGATGGACCCAGCGACGGGCGAGATAACGAACGACCTGACACTGGGCGAGTATGACATCGTTATCACGAGCACACCGTTTAGGGCTACGCTCGAGGATAGTCAGTTCGAGCAGGCTATGGCTATGAGGGAGCGCGGTATACAGATACCGGATGACTACATCGTAGAGAACAGCCGCTTGACGAGGAAGGCGGATCTCGTGAAGCGTCTACAGGGCGACAGTGAGAGCCCAGAGGCTCAGAAGGCCGCCGCGCTGAAGGACCGTATGGAAGAGGCTACGGTCGTGAAGCTGGAGGCAGAGGCTATGGCGCAACAGGCCGCAGCGAAGCTCAGTGCGGCCAAGGCTGAGCGCGAGCTGGCGCTGATAGGGGTAGACCAGGCCAAGGTGCAGATCGACGCTCAGGCGGCCGCTAGCGCTCCGGGCGCGGACCCCGGCGTGGAGCAAGCAGCCGCGCAGCAGGAGATGGACTTGCAGGTAGATAAACACAACCACGAGAAAGATCTAGCTGAGAGGAAGTTTGAGTTGGAGAAGGACAAGCACGAACATACTAAGCAGTTGGCTACAGAGAAGCAGCAGTTCCAGGAGGAGACCGACAGAGCGTCGGCATTCGCTAAGCAGGACACAACCAAAGGAGAATAGCATGGCAGCAGTAGATCGTGGTGATACCACCGATGCAGTAGTCATAGACGCACCCATAGACGACGCAGCGGCAGTAGTCGCGGCGGAAGCGCTAGTTGCAGCAGTGGCGACTGACGACCCGGCGAGCGACGCGGTAGGGAAGTTTACTAAGAAGGAAAAAGAAGCGGACGCAGAGCCGACCATACCCAAGAGCCGCTTCGACGAGCAGATAGCTAAGGAGCGCGAGCGTGCAGACGTGGCAGAGCGCCGCACCGCGGAGGTAGAAGCTACCGTCGGGCGTGTGAACGCAGACGCCGGCATTAAGCAGTTGGGGGTAGACCTGCTCGAGCTGCGTAAGCAAGAACGCGCAGCGGTGCTGGATAACGACGAAGAGAAAGCCGCGCAGCTGTCGGCTAAGGCAGACCAGCTGAATCAGGAGATTGCTATCGCGAAGGCCGGGGCGTACTCCGCGCAGGGCAGCGCGCAGGCCACGGAGGACATGCGCATGGAGATGACTATCGAGCGTATGGAAGAGAAGTACCCGGACTTGGTTATTGGGGCTGAGAAGTACAACCAGGATACGGTGAACGACATCATCGACAAGCAGACCGGCTACATGACGCGCGAGCGGCTGTCGCCGAGCAAGGCGCTGGCCAAGGCGGTTGAGTACGTGATGGGGCGCCAGGTAGTTGTCCCCACGACTGAGAAGGCCGGGTTGGCCGCCGCCGCTACCGGTGCAGACCGCAAGGGTGAGGCGGTCGCGAGGAACCTCGCTGTCGCGTCGCAGCAGCCCGCCAGCATGAAAGATTCCGGTATGGACTCGGATAAGGCAGGCCAGATGCGCGAGACTCCGGACGCTAAAGGACTGACGTATGAAGAGTTCGAGGCGCTGCCCGCCGCGACGAAGTCAAAGATGCGCGGAGACTTCTTAGTCGCTGCGTAGAAAGTTGTAATGCGGCGGACTCTGTGATAGAGTCTGCCGTAACGAAACCCTGATAGGCGGTTTGTAGCCCATCGCTCGCACGCAGCCGCGACACAGCTGCCGGTTCGACACCGTAAAAAGCCGTTTCCTCGAAATTTGCCGTCGACACAGGCAGACGCTGGTACCGCGAGAGCGTGCTATAGGAAACGTCAACTTTTTATTGGAGAAATATTATGGCACTAACGAACTTTGCACTGCTCACTGATGAGCAAAAAACAATCTGGTCCAAGGAAATGTGGAGCCAGGCCCGCAACACATCTTTCATCAACTCGTTCATGGGTAATGGCAGCAATGCCCTCGTCCAGCACGTTACAGAACTGAAGAAGTCTGAGAAGGGCGCTCGCGCCGTTATCACTCTGTTGGCGGATCTGGAAGGTGATGGTATTGCCGGAGACCGCATGTTGGAAGGTAACGAAGAGGCAATGAAGTCGTACGACCAAGTGATTCGCGTTGACCAGTTGCGTCACGCTAACCTTCACGAAGGCCGCATGGCTGACCAGAAGTCTATCGTAAACTTCCGCGAGAACTCTCGTGACAAACTGGCCTACTGGCTTGCTGATCGTATGGACCAGATGGCGTTCCTGACTCTGTCCGGCGTATCGTACGACAATAAGAACTCCGGCGGTCTTCGCGTAGGTTCTGATTTGTCTAGCCTGGAGTTCGCTGCAGACGTCACCGCACCGACCGCTAAGCGTTATGCGCGTTGGAACGGCGCGGATAAAGCGTTGGAGTTTGGTGTTGGCACCTCCGATGTAGCCGTCACAGATATGCCGGCTTGGGAGATGTTTGTCCAGGCTAAGGCATACGCTAAAGACAACTACATGCGTGGTATCAAGGAGAAGGGCGGAGAAGAAACTTTCCACGCGTTCCTGTCCCCCACCGCCATGATGCGTCTGAAGCTGGACCCAACCTACGTGCTGAACCTGCGTCATGCGCAGCAACGCGACAAGGATAACCCCTTGTTCACCGGCACCACTACTAAGATAGATGGTATCTATCTGCACGAGTTCCGCCACGTTATCAACACCCGTCTGGCCGCCGGTGGCGACAAGTGGGGGGTTGGTGGTGCAGTTGATGGTTGTCAGGTGCTGTTCTGCGGCGCGCAGGCAATGGGTATGGCCGACATCGGCGATGCTACATGGGTCGAGAAAGATTTCGACTATGCCAATCAGCCGGGTATCTCTACTGGTAAGATCGTAGGCTTCTTGAAGCCTAAGTTCCACACCCAGTATAGCGGCAACACCGTGGAAGATCACGGCGTAATGAGCTTGTACACAGCTCAGTAGTAGTTTGACTCGCCCTCCCTACGGGGAGGGCCCATATTCTAGGAGAAACATCATGGCACTAAAATCCAAAGCGCGGTCTGCGCAGTATCCGTTGGTTCAGGAGTACGTGTTTAACTTTAACGACACTATGATAGATGCTGAGGGAGCCACGAAGAGCTTCTCGGTTCACACCGACGACCCAGTGTTCGAAGTGTTCAGCCTGCCATACGGCGTGGTAGTCCGTGGGGGTTCCGTAAGCGTAGAAGTTGCTTATATTGGCCCTCCGGTCGCTACGCTATCGCTTGGAGACAGTGGTGATGCAACGCGTTTCGCAGACGCGGTCGACCTCACGACTGTAGGCCGCACGGCGCTGACGCTTCCTGTAAATATACTCAGCGGGCTCAACACATTCGGTACTATGGTCTTGGCTGGTTTGGCCGAAGTGCCCGGCATCGGGGATCCTCCAGAAGGTGGAAGCCCAGCAGTCCCCGCCGCGAACGCTACTGCCGGCCGAGTGCGCTTGAGCATCGAGTACACCATCGAGGGCCGCCACAACGAAGTACAGAGCACGTAACACGCCGAACCTGACCGGGGCAACGGTGTCTCGGTCTTTTTTAGGAGATATAAATGCCGCAACTCGTATTAAGCCGAAACTTTACGTTGGCCACAAAACGCGGTCATATGATTACATTCAAGAAAGGTCAGCCCACGTGGGTGCCCCCGTCGTGTGTACACGACGCAGCTGCTATCGGTGCTGAGGATATCAACGGAAAGGTAGACCCCCTCGGTGCCGAAGCGGGGGTAGTCATACCATTGTCCGCCGCCGAGAGAAACGGGCAGATAAATGCCGCACTCAGTAAGCTGGTGGCGCGCAACGAGCGCGAGGACTTTACTGGCAGCGGCGCTCCGAACAGAGCTGTGCTGAACAATATGCTCGGCTTTAGAGTGGATAAGAAAGAGCTCGAAACCTTGTGGGGCGCGCACCGTATAGCGAAAGGTTCTGAGTGATATCCGACGAACTATATGACGCATTTCGCTCAGATGTAGTCGACACGGCGAAGCCGTATCTATGGAGCGAGGACGAGGTCTGGCGCTACATGAACGAGGCCTACCGGATGTTCGTGCGGCTAACTGGCGGCATTCCGGACTTCACGTCGGCCGTAACGCAGGTGCCCATCGTTGCAGGAGAGGCGCTCGGAGAACTTAGCCCGTCGCTTCTTCGCATCATGAGCGCGCGCCGCGCGTCGGACGGCGCAGACATTAAGATAATTAATTTTAACGAACTGTCGGCCGCGAACGGCAGCGACTACGGTATAGCGCAGTCGCAGTGGGCGGACAACACTCCCGGCCCCGTGCGTAGCATGATGATCGGTGCGGAACGGAACAAAGCGCGGTGGGTAATGGTGCCAGTAGTGGACGACATCGCTCAGCTCGTAGTTTATCGCATGCCGCTCAAGATGATAACCGACGGTGGCCAGAAGCTCGTAGACGTCGAGGAAGACCATCACTTTCACCTGCTGTCGTGGATGCGCCACCTTGCATATCAGAAGCAGGACGCAGAGACATTTAACCGCACCAAGAGTGAAGAGCAGGGCGCGCAGTTCCGCGCTTATTGTGAATTTGTAGTTGGCGAGATCGGGCGGTACAAACATAAGAATCGCGTAGTAACGTACGGAGGTATTTGATGGAATTAACTATTGTACGCGGCGATACTTTCAACAAACGCCTGACATGGTGCAGCCTACCCGTCATCGCTAAGGCCATCACGGCGATAAGCAAAGGTATGCCGATGGTAATAACCTGCCCCGATCATGGGATGCTTGATGGGCACTTTGCTGGAATCGTGAGTGCCAAAGGTATGAGCGAAGCCAACGCCCTCAAGATACAAAAAGGCACAGGTATCATCCTAGACCCTGTGAAAGTAAAAGTCATTGACGCGAATACAGTGCAGTTCCTTGGTGTAAATTCCTCTGACTTCGGCACGCACACCGCCAACACAGGGCTGCTTCAATACAACACTCCGGTAAATATGGCCGCGATGGCAGCCAAGATGGAGCTACGCGATAAAATTGACGGCACAATTTTTCACACACTAACAACAGAGAACAACGGCATTGTGCTGGACAACGTAGCAAAGGACATCGTATTACTCATTCCGAAAGTGCAGACCGCCCTGTTCACACTCAAGGCATTCGTTACCGACATCAGTATGTACACGGCAACAACTGCGAGAACATTGGAATTAGGTTCTGTAGGGTCTGTCGTACGGGAGGCGACTAAATGAATGATATTTCAATCGTTAGCGCCGAAAAAGACATTGCTATTGTCAGTGCAGAATCTGATGTTTCGGTCATTACTGTTGAAGCGAAAGACATTGCTGTTGTCAGCGCCGGTGAGCAAGGACCAGTAGGCGTAAAAGGCGATTCCGCTTCCGGTGTCACAGCAACCGCTGGTGAAGCGCTGGGTGGCAATCGCGCTGCGATACTCGATGATGCAGGACTGGTATGGTACGCTGACCACTCTAACGCTGCACACTTGGGTAGACTTGCCGGGGTTACAACAGGCGCTGCGATACAGGGCGACACGGCGACCTTAACGAATTTCGGACTGATGTCTGAGCCATCTTGGATGTGGGCATCAGACGCACCGGTTTACCTCAG